CAGGTGCTTCCGGCATTTTAATCTTTCCTTTGAGGTCTATGAGTTTCTCCTTTGCTTTCGCTCCCTCTGCGGTCACGCCAATAAGGTTCACATCATAGTCAGCCTTGTTTTGATCAAGCTCCTCTTGGGTCAGACTGCCTGCCTCGACCTTTTTAGGGTCAATCTTTGAAGGGTCCACACCTAATTTCGTCTCGAAATATCTGCGTACCTGTGGCTCCTTCCCTGCCAATGAGGGGTTTTCAACGACATGCTGTAAGACTAATGCATCCATGGGTTCCATGTTTGCGACATCTGATACATGCAGTTTATTAAAAACACCCACATCTTTGATTCCCGTCTCACGTACAAACTCATTCATCATGGCAATATCATCATTTGCAAACTGATGCTTTGGCTTTGCCTTAACGAGTGCGTCAAGTTCCTGGTTCTTCTGTCTCAGAGTATCCAGTTCCTTTAGTGCTTCGGGTATATTTGCTTTTTTAACATCCTCGACTGTCTTATACTGCTCTCCGAACATCTCGTTCAGCATGGTAGCTCTGATAGTCTCTGGATCGGGTACGTCTTTTTTATCTTCAGTTTTATTGTCCTCCGGTTTAATATCTTCCGGCTTTTTATCTTCTGGTTTGATGTCGTCCGGTTTTTTATCATCGGACTTTTTGTCATCGGGAATAACAGTATCGTCTTCCTGTCCTGAAATTTGTGCTGCGATTTTTGCCGAATCGACACCCTCTATATTCATAAGGGCTGCTACTTCATCATCTCTGCCATCTTCTTGCTTTTTTGCCATAGCTGTAATTTATTTTGGTTTAACAAAGGTAAGTAAATTTATTATGCTGATACTGATGACTCGCTTTTTACTGTCTCTGACACGATTCCAAGGGTGCTCTCTAACTCAACCAGTTCTTTTTTCCTTATATGCTCTTTCTCTGCAAACTTATCATCAATCACTTTCTTAGCCTCATAGAGCCTTATCTGTTCGTCTGTTTTGTTTTTTTCTTCTGCTAAAGCGATCTGTGCTTTTTGTTCATTTCCCTTTTGTTCTCTTTCGGCATCGAGCCTCATGTTTTCTCTTTGTAGGGTAAGTTGCCTTTCTTTATTCTTTTTGCTCTTATAGTTGAGGTATGCTTCTGCATATTTCAGGTTTCCACTCTCAAGAAGCCTTTCTATCATCAGGAAATCCGGTAATTCGATGCCAATAATACCATCTCTGTCGGGATTCATTGCTTTGATTGCAGCCTCTTTGATAGATTCTTTTCTCTTATCGGTAGGCTTAGCCTCATATTTGATGTAATAATCAGCATCAACAACATCTGCCCCTACGCTTATCACCTGTACCCCTATCCTGCCTATCACTGGCATATATCCCTTATATGCCTCTTTGTTATGTTTTATAAGCAGTTGTAGTCTGAGCGATATGTTCTTTGCTGATCTCTCTTTAAGGTTAAGGTATGCGCTATAGATAGGCCTGAGAGCATTGTTTGTTGCTGCTATGGCTATCTCTGATCCTCCTACTGACTGTTCGGGGTTGGGGTCTGAGGCATCTGCGATCCTATTTATCCCTGTCAGCTCCCTGATAGCATTGGTGTTGAACTCAAATATTGTCAGAAACTCATTTAGCTGGGCTCCTATTCCTCCTTCTAATTCCTGTAATGGTACGCGTCCTGTGTTTGTTATTCCCTGATGAGTTGTAGCTTTGTAAATAAAATCTCCTGTCTGTCTTCTTATCTTTAACAGTTCAAGGGGTTTTAGTTTCCCTCCTCCCAGATTCATATTACTTATTGAAGAAAACTCTAGGGAGAGACCTGAAGGTGCTGCCATAGCAATAGCGTTTTGCAGCTTATAGAAGGCGAGAGCCATCTGATCAAGGTGGTTTTCTGAAAGACTTACCAATGACCTGTAAGGCAGTTTATAGAGATGGAATGATAGTTCAACTTCTTTCTTCCCCGGTCTTGGAACATCGTATTGCAGTCCGAAATCATAAGTATAGTCAGTACCTATTATCCACTTGCATTTATAAACAACTTTGATGTCGTACTTATCTGTCTTTCTGGTGTCAGTGTCATATACCTTTCCCCACTTCTCCTCATATAGCAATTTAGAACCATATTTAGTGTTACGGCTAGTCATGTATTTGCTGTTTACTGACATCCACTCAGCATCCATGACATCTACAAGGAACCCATCATAATTACCTATCTGCGTCTGCTCGTTATAATTAAATTCATTAAGTGCTACATTCCCTCCCTTTCCACTGTAGCTTCTTGCAAGCTCCAACAACACCGATTCTTCAATCTCTGGGTTTTGTTTACGAAGGTCTGAGATAAGCACCTGTATGATCTCGCCTCCGTATTCCATATTTTTATGATCCCAATGCTTTGAATACTGCCCTACGAACACGGCAGGGTCAACATATCTTATCCTTACTTTGGATGTGTACGGGTCAACATAGTCTTTCGTCCCAGCACAGTTGATGACACAAAAATCCCGAATTATCTTCTTCTTAATCTCTTTCCATGCTGATATGTAGAACGTGTAGTCAAGCCCCTGCTCTATCTCTGTCTCTTTTGCCAACTTAAACCCTCCTGCTCCCTCGTACAGATTTAGCTCCTCCATTGTCTCAGGGATGTACTCGTTTGACCTGTCAATACCGAGCCCCTGCTCAATGTACTGCAAAGCTTCTTTGTACTTCATGCGATATTCCATGTCGAGCTTGGCATCCTCTCTCTCATCGGTGCTGGAGGGGTCAACGGCTGTAGCTATTACCTGATGATCGGTCTGCTCCATCATGCCTTCCACCACACGAAGGAATTTAGGCATAACAGAATATACCTCCCAGCTGATGTTCATATACCCTGTGAGGTCTGAACCATCTTCACTCGCATCTAAAAGTATTTTTTGATATTTGAGGGGGCTCTGCCTGCCATCGGCAAGAGCCCTGAGTGCTTGTATCTCTGCTACCTGACTGTATGGGATGGCTGTCCTCCCTGATTTCCATCTGGCATACATGGCTTCACACCACTTCTTACCCCACTCTTCGTTTTTATCCTTTGGATTTATCTGATCTCTTGGGAAAGGATAGTTCCCTGATCCATATTTTAAAAGCGATAATGCCATCTCTTAGAAATATTTTGAACAAAGTTACTAATTTCTAATCGGACTGTATGTACGCTTGTGGAGAAAATCATCAAGCACAAATTCCTTCTCATTGAGCTTTTGCACGGTGTCATATATGCCACGGGTGCCGAGTAGCGCATATCCTCCGGCAGTAAATAAGTCATAGTTAGTCATATCCTCCGGCCCGTCAATATCCCTACACTCCTCCAGCACCTCGATATGCGTCTCCTCATCAGCCTCGTTCTCTATCCATGTCATGTACTCTGTGAAGATGTCCTGCTTGACCTTATTAGCATTCTCTCCCGGTGTGTTGTTGATACGCATGGTCTTTGGGTCTATCCGGTAGAGCAAAAACCCTCCATATCCTCTCCCGTCAAAATAATCCCAAAGGAAAGGAAAATCTATCTCTGGAAACATAGGCACTCCAAAGTAAAGACACATCATAAGCATATCTTCTCCATAGATATCTTTGTCGAAAGTACGTTGAGCATATATGCATACAAACTTACGCTTCATACGAAAGTCACCGTCCCTTAGCTGCCCTTTCCGAACAACTGCTCCTCCCCCCTTCGATTTGCGATTACCCTCTGTCTTGTTAAACTTAAATGGGTCGCCTCCTGCCACACCCCAATAAGAATTACCCGGCTTCCATAATTCTTCATCATCACTCCATATCTTTTTATTGGACTCTTTATCATTTAGCTGATGGCTTACTTGGAATTTGCCCTGTGGGTTTTCTACAAAGATTACCTTTGAGTCTCTTATATTGTCTTTCCATACAAAGTTGCCTGTCACTATCGCTTGTTTGGAAAAGGTCAATTCATCAATATAGTTCTCTAGTTTATTCATGTTAAACCCTGATGACTTAGCTGCTGTACGGAAGCACTCTGCAAACCGGATAGGATAGAGCCTTATGTTCTCTGATAATGCTTCCTGATCTTCCGCATCAATATATCCTTTCCTGGTGCCAAGCAAAAATTCCCTTGCTCCTATATCTCTTTTTATGTACTCGGATTGCTGTTCTGTCGGGGTGTCAATAACACTCATCCCATATTCATCAATGAATCCCTGTAACCCATCATAAGCAGGGATGAAAAGTACCGCCAGCCCTGATCGTGTCTGTCCATTAGGGTTACGCTCATAATAGTTACTCATCTTACACTGATGCTTAAAGGCCCGCCCCCCTCCTTTCTCCATCTCTCCTACCGTGGATGTCTTGATAGTGTACCCTACTATATCACCTCCCATGACAAGACATTCCTTTACAACGGTGTGTCTATCCCAGCAAGAGAGCCCTTTTTTCAGCTTCCCCACCTCATCATCGTGATGGAAATACAGCTTGTCACCGTCATAAGCAGACGGATCGGCTATCTCATAGTTAATGCCTGATTCAAGTCCTAGCTCAGATGTGGACAATGAGCCTTTTGAAGAGAGCCTTTTTGCCGGAGGAGAGAATGATAACTCTGTCTTAGGAGATGTTGACCCTTCATAGCTAGGCTTAAAGAAGAACGGTAGTTTCTTCCATGGTGATACAAGGTGTCTCAGAAAGCATTTGCGCGACTGTGTATCGTTCATGGACTGAATACCACCAAAAGCACCCATTGTCCTGCTTATTATCTCGTAATTGATGCACTCGGCCTTATATGTAGCACCCTCCCTCCTATGCTTGGGGTAGTTAAAGCCAAAGAACACCCTTCGAGCAAAATCAATAAAGTCATACTCGCCCTTGTCGTTCTTAATAGCAATACCGTTCTGGTTGCATCGGGGAGCTATGGTCTCGGTAAATATTTTTCTGGCAAAGAGAAAGAACCGCCTGTCCCTGTCCCTGTACTTTGGCAGTCCCACATCAATACTCCACCATCCACAATAGAAATACTGCCATCCGTCAATGTATGTAGGCACCCCGTTGTTATAAAACCAATATCCGTTAAGCCTTCTGTCCCATTGTGTCTGAATAAATTTTATCTCATCTTCATAGATGTCTTGGCTCGCCTCTATCTTCTCCCATATCTCATCAAGAGTCTCGTACCTTGCATGTAGCTCTTTTATCCTTTTAGGCAGCTTCGGGGGATGCCACTTTTGTTCCCGGGCAGGCAGTCCAAAATTATCTATCAGGTGTGGATCGGGAGGATCGGGAAGTTTTATTTCAATAGGATCAATGTCCTTATCTGTTTTTTTCCCATTAATAGAATCATCAGTATTCACCCATACGCTCTTTTGAGCATCCTTGTATTGAGATAATATCTGAGGATCAACTTCTTTGTGATATCGCTTTAAGAGAGCAAGATGATTCATTTTACTTCTTTGTGATATCGCTTTAAGAGAGCAAGATGATTCATTTTCTATACCTTTTTTTAGATATATACTCTGTCCTTATTCCATTTTTATAATTTATACAACTGATTAATTATCAGTACTTTATCAATTATGGATGAAAAGACATTTCTGGATATACCTTGCGGAAAGCTGGCGTTGTCTGCAATATTTTACACACTCCACGGCATACACTCCATCTGCGGAGAAATGTCTGTAATTAAACATCCAGTTTTACGATGAAAGAGCCCATGTCAATATGATGTTCTTTCAGTTCTGTTTTTAAAATATTATAATTGAAGTGAGAATGTAACGTATCACAATAAACAAACCCGGTACGCGGCTTTTTACATTCTCTCAAAAAATACTCTACAAAGTTAGGAACATATATGTTATCATCATTCGTTAACAACACAAAGTCACTATGGTTAAGCACTAATTTCCTTAATGATCTATCCCTATTGGGATGACCCCAGTCTCCGTTTACCTTTTCAGTATAATTAAATTTAATACGAGGGTCATCATATAAAGAGATGACCGCCAGCACATCGTCAGGGGGGATGCCATCGTGAATTATACTAAGGTCCCACCGGGAATCTGTCTGCCTGAGAAAGCAATCTATTAACATGCGTAGTTCAATAGGCCTTCTGTAAGCTACTGCAACAACGTGCAACATCATAACTATAATCCTTTTTGAGTTTGCTTAATAAGTTCATATTCTGGAGTTTTCTTCATGTCTCTGAGAGTATTTTTGTCCCACTTCCAATCAATAGATTGTGCAGGTCTATAATGTGTTCCCCATCCTTTATGTAATCCCATGTCCCATGCCTTCTGCCTTCTGGCAAGGGTAATCTCTCTCTCCTCTTTAGCCTTGCACATACCATAATTTATCAATATGCCATCACTTTGATACACTCTGGGATCACCAAGAATGACTTCATCCGCAAACAATCTCAACCCTCTATCCCACTTACCCGTCATTCTCAATCTTCCGTGTTTACGCATGTAGAAATAATTAGCTGGAAGAGGTATTCTGGTCTTTTCTCCTGTATTAAATGCCTCGTAATGATCCACCTCAATCAAGTTACACTTCTGCTTCTCAGCATCCTCTATGGTTTTTCTTATCCCAAGCGGAAAGATTTGAAATAGGTCTATCCCCGCATATATCACCCAGTCTGGCTTTATCTTAAATATTTCTGCCACTAATACTCTTTGTAGTGTTGCAAGATGAAAAGCCTCATTAGTATCCACTTTCCCTGTATGAAGTCCATGTTCCCCACACCACTTATGAGTGCCGTCTGTTGAATAGTTATCCACAACAAGCATCTCGCATCCTTGATTTTCATAATATCTTACCCATGCAGGGAGATATGGTTCTTCGTTATAGGCAAATGTCGCTGCTAAAATTTTCATATTTTTTTATATTTTAAATATCACACATATTTCAACCAACTTGCATCTCTGAATATCTTATCTGGCTTTCCGAAGATTTCATCAACCGCCTCTATGACACCCATGTGGCTCACCTTGTCGTAATCATGCCCCGCTATAATCCCCCCTTTCCTGACTATCCCCAGAGACAACTCACTATCTTTTTTTACATACTCACGCCTATGGTCACCATCTATGTAAATAAAATCTAACGCAGGTAGCTTGTCTATGGACTGGGCAAGTGTCCCCCTGCATTTAATAACATTATATCCCTTAGTCCTAAAATCGAAAGATTGCTCTGCCCACCTCATGTTAGCATAGATGAACTTATATATATCAAGTTTTTCAGCCGGGACATCCCCTTCCCACGTATCGCTCCATGGGTCTATTGCATATAAAACACTAACCTTTCCTGATTTCATAAACATAAGGGTGCTCTCCCCCGCATAACAACCCACCTCTGCCATAGTTGTTTCTGGAGGCAGTACGGATATTAAATCGTACAATCCGTCATTAACACTCCTCATTCCTGTTTTTAACTTCATGTTTTACTATTTTTAAATATTGTAAACTCCGTTAAGTCCCGATATCCTTCACCGTCTCCTTCTCCCAAATCTTTGTTGTTCTCCGATATGTTTTGCATTAATGCCAGTCCCCTAGCTGCCTGCTCTGGGGTCATATACATATTCCATCCAAGCATTGTTATATCATCATGTTTATAAGACACCTCATGACGTCCTTCGTAACGTACTTGTCTAAACCATTCCGCAGCCAAGCAATTATCTGTTAGTATCATGCCTCCTTTGCCTATGTCAAGGATTTTCTTAATATGAAAAGACAGACACATAAAAAAACCTGGTAAATACATGTCTTTAGTGAATCGCTTTGCGGCATCATATATCGAATAGGGCAATAGCTGATATGCTCCTGACCACTCAATATCTTTAAAGATAACCTTTCCCCCCGCATGAATAATCGACATTGGCACAGATAAATATGTTTTCTTTGGTATGGTGACTTTCTTTACCTTGAGGTACTTACAACACAAGAACAAGGCATTGGTGCAACTGTCCACAGCAATAGCATGAGTCGCCCCCGTATAGGCCGCAACAGCCCCTTCAAACTTCCTTACTATAGAGAACGGATTACAAATAGCTCTTTGCATTATCTCCTGTGTTAAATAAAAGATCAACTATGCTTACATGTGAGTCAAAGACCCCATGCAGCTGAGGATATTCAGGATAATCATATTCCATCCAATATACCCTAATATTTTCTTTCTTAAAATCATCATCGCTTAAATAATCTTTCCCGGCAGGGCCGCTACAATATCCGGTGGCTCCCGCTTCCCTTAATATATTAAATATGCGTTCTTTTTTTACACCCGCTTGGGAATAACTACGCGAATCAGCGAATCTTGTCTTTATCCCTAATCTTTCACATATCTTTATAATAAAATGCTGATTAAGCTCTGAAAGATTATTCCACTGCTTACCGAGATATAGTTGCTCGAAAAATGGCGCATACTCCTCAAAATATATTGCATCCCGATATGCAGTATATATCTGATGCCAATGATCTTGTTGCCAGCCAGTGTCTTTTAACTCGACATCACATATTCGCTTATCTCTATGAACGCGCCCCACAGGGATAGAAAGCCATTTAAGCCCATCTTTTGTTTTAATCTTATTGCGATTACGCCAATCCCTTACAGTATATTGAACATCGTCATAAAAGATAAACAAATCGCACCTTTTTATGAAATCGAAATAACCCCGCCATGGGATATAATTACTTTGTGATATTCCTACCTTCATGATTTATAAAAACCCTCCTGTCATCAAAATTATTCTCCTTATAAACAAAAATAGTAAACTCAAATGGCATATAGTCATTCCTCAAAATAATATTCCGTGAGTAGTTATATGCCATTGCCATTATTGCTTCAGGAGAACTATGAAAATGATTTTTTAATTTCCATTCCACCTTATCTGATAGAAAATTAAAGCAGATCCCCTCATTACACATAGCAAGAGCTTTTTCAAAATAGCTATCAATAAGGGCATACCCCCCATCAAACACATTAAATATCCCTGATGCTATTATTATATCAAATCGTCTCTCTGGCATATATCGAGTGAAATCTGTATTAATAAACTCCCTGTCATATTTCCCTTCGGCAAGTTTTATCATTTCAGGGACTACATCTATCCCTGTGTATGAATACTTCTTTCCTTTAAGATAACTGTTTAGATCGCCATAGCCACAGCCTATATCAAGGATACTTTTATTTTCAAAGTCGAATCCTGATAATATAACATTCTTTCTTACATCATCACCGCCATGATCCCATCCTAACGACAGAATAGAATCACCATGTTTACCTAAAAGTTCTGAGTACCTATCAAATGCTTTCATTGTATTTTTAATATTTTCTTACATTCTTCTGATGTCATTAATTCTCTCTCGTGCATCTCCATTATAGAATAAATTCTTTTTATTAGCATGGTGTTTGTGCACAACACCTGTCTTTTAATATCATAAAAGATACTATCTTCAATGCCAACACGCACACCAGCCCCAAGGGCAATAGCAATATTATTGGCTGGAAGTTGATTCCCCCCAAGCCCTGCACATGTCTTTAAATGTCCGTCAGGGATTTCGCTTATCGCGGACATTATATGCTTAACCTGGAATCCTTTGTGAATAAGATACTTCCCGTAATTAATCGAACCAAAGTCAAATACCTCTAGTTCGTGAACCACTCCATTCTCATTCATTCTTTCCGCTAGCCTCATTACCATCTCTGGCGCATTAAGAGATGCTTGTTTTAGAAAATTTAAAGAATTAAGTGTAAGGGAGCACATATCTGGTTTTAAATCAATAACCTCAATTCTTTTTTCAAACTCACTCCATTTACGACCAGACGTGCTTCCACATAATATCAGCCCAGGGCAATAAGTCCTTAATTTCTCAAAAATATTACGATATACGCTTGATTTATATGTTGGAGATCCGTCATCATCCCGTGCATGAATATGAACAATAGTAATTCCTATCTCAAATGCCTCATGTATTTGTTCAACTATTTCGCTGACAGTAACGGGTACGTGCGGTGTCATTTTCTTTGTCGGCACCATGCCAGTAGGACAGAAGTTAATTATTGTTTTCATTTTATTTCCTCTGTATTGGTTTTGCGGGATTCCCTACCACTGTCATATTGTTAGGGACGTCCGCTACTACTACTGCACCACACCCTACCGTGACATTATTCCCTATAGATATGCCATTCCTGATTACCGAATTGCCTCCTATCCACGAACAATCCCCGACACTCACCCTTCCAAGAACACATGCGCATGGTGCAATATAAACATTTTTCCCCAATATTGCTTCGTGTCCTATGTAAGCAAGCCCTCTTATAGAAACCCAGTCTTTTATGAGAGATAAAGCCCCCAGAAACACCTGCTCTCCAACATAAACACCATCTCCTATAGATACATGGTTGGTGTTGACAGATGGATCAATCACCGAATATAAATCGCATCCGTTCAAAATATTAAATACAAACTTACGCCTAGCCGGGGAGCCGAAGACATTATTAACAAAATAACACTCGTTTTTATATTTTGGGACATCATCCTTGTTGCCTATTATCGGATACCCCATGAAGGTTTCCTCCCTGCCATATTTCACATCATCCAGAAACCCCACAACGGCTATATCTTCGTTTTTTTTAATATTATCTATCACTTTAATAATATCAACATAAGACGCACCGTATATAATAAGTTTTTTCATTGCCAAAAATCATCATCCATCCACTCATCTCCAGTATCAAAAAATTTCCCGATAACAGGATTAGGTATCGTTCCTATCTTCTTGCTTTCGTTCATGACAATAGCAAGCATATCGTCCAATTCAGCATATCCAAGATAAAATGGAGATGGGATATTCGCTATGGTGTATCGCCCCATATATGCCATCTCAATAGCGGATGTATTACCCCCGTATATGGATGGTTTTATGTTTATGAAACAAGAGGCATAGTAATTGTCTCTTACATATTCTACTGAATGTTCCAAGAAACCATAAATAATCTCAAATGGAGATATCTCCTTAAACTTCTCTATAACATCATAGCCATATTCTCTTTTCATCCTTTCTGCACCCAGATAACAGTATATCTTATCTCCCATGGGAACAGGTTTAAAATCAGAAAAATCCTTTATCGGAAACATTGTCTTTTTTAGACGATACCGCTCTTTCAGTGATGCAATCCTTTGCCTGTCTGAATTAATGACAACAACATTTTTGGGGTCTATCCGCATGAAACATCCCCGTAATTGTCCCGTGTTCCATACCACTTTCAGTCCTTGGTGCTTGTTTATGACACTAACATCATCATCATCATAGACACCCAGGAAGATAGCAGACGCATTGATGTCGTAGTACGGAACAACATTCCATTTTTGATAAAACCCCTCTGCAAAATGTTTTATTTTATCAGAGAACCTCGCTTGCCTTATCATAACGTTTTTTTATGAAGTTTAAAAATTGTATGTCTTGTGCTTTTTTTATCCATTCTGTAAAAAAAACATGAGCCACAATGTTATTTACATCAATTATAACTGGCTTGCCGTTCTCCATTAAAAAATCAACATCTCCATAATTAAACCCGAAAAGAGCACATTTTGTGTCGAATAGTTGTTGTTCTCTGGGTGTGAATATTTCCCTTATATCAACCCACTCATGCGTGATGTAATTATAATTATAATCCGGGTGTCCAAATAATGCATGTGTACGCTGTTTGAGGATGTATTCGATGCCATCAGCATAATAGATTCTGTATTTAACAAAAAGATCACCGTCCTTATTCTCTATATATCTCTGATAAACATAGCCATCTCTCCTTGGGGCTGGGCACTGAATGAGTCTATGCAGGGCGTGCTGCCCCTGCTTCTCTGCTTTTTCTACACATACCCCTATATGTGTTTCTGGGTCAACACTAAAATCATTAAATACAGCATTGACTTTCTCCTTGCTTATGTCCCAGCACCCGCGGTTAATAACATCCATCGCTGTCAGTGAAAACATATCTGGGTCAACCTCTTTTGCGCAATAGCTCCAAAAGAAATGAAGGTCATAATGTTTTTTAGGATCATTGTGAAACGATAT